AATCATAAAATTGTTCAATTAATTCTTCTTGAATTATAAAAGTATTCGCTACTTCTTGGAACATGCGAGCTGTTCCTTCCGAACCTAAAGCTTCCACATACATGTTTCTAGTCACTGCCAGCATGGCACCACATACTTGTAGGTATTCTTCATTACTATTAATTTCACTATGAGCCAAATCTTCAAATTTTTTCATAGCACTGGCAATTTTATCTACTTTACTTTTTAGTAGTTCCATTCGTTTTTTTTGCATTTTCCCTCGCAATCCGTTCCGCTGAGCGTTGCTTCATTGCATCCCTAGAATTAATCATATTCTCTTTAAAGAGTGTCATCGCTTCTTCGGAATCTTCCTTACTAACATCTGCGGCAGCTTTCATCAAGTTAATACTTGTATCAGCCTCCAACTTGTCTCGTTCTATGTCAAGTTTTTCAGAATCAACTAGCATATCTTTTTGGAGCTTAGCCTGTGTTTCCATAGCTTTCAAGTCAATCTCTTGCTGTTTAAGCTTGATTAGTGGATCTTCAGCTTCACGTTTCATTCTAGCTTCCTCGTCCTGTGCGAGTTGTGCTGTCATCTTAGCTTCTATTTGAGCTTGTTTGGCAGCTTGCGCATTAATGAGTTGTTGCATTTGCTGCTCCACTTGCTGTGCCATCTGCGGATTTTGCTGTGTCTGTTGTTGCGCCTGTTGCATCTGTTCCATTTGAGGCTTGAATTCTTCCTGAACTTGCGCCGCAGCCATCATACTAATGTGCTCACAAATATGTGCCTGTAGCATGGAATAAACTTGTGGGTTAATCTGTACCATTCTTGTAAACATAAATTCTGCATGCGCTTCAATATGTGCAGGATGATCTTGAAAAGGAAACGCCTTAGGAGGCTTTCCATTCATAGCACCTGCATTCTCTGTTGAAGGGCTCATCGGTTCCGGTAATTCTGGGTCCGGTTTTAATATTGCATCTACATTATCAACACCCATAGCGTCATACATTCTTCTATACGCTTCACGCATATTATGAAGTCCTGGATTAGCGGTAGCTAATTGTAATTGTTGTTGAGCCAAAGTGACACGCTGTGCCATTGAAAATATATTTGGATCTGAAACAGGAATGATATCAACACGATCATCAAAATCTTGTTGCTTAATCATTTGGTTTCCACCAACTACTTGATATGGATATTCAGGTGGTAGATATAATTGAAATACTTTGGCTAATAACTTAAATTCAATTTTTTGTGCATAGTGCAATCGCTTGTGAATCGCACTCATAACTTTTGTTCCACGCTCTAAAAGAGCTAACGTTGTTCCTACAGGATTCTGTTCATTACCTTCGCCCATTTTCATATCAGCAATAGCTGCAAAAGATTTTCCTGCATCAACTGCAAATCCTAAAAGAGCAAATAGAACTTGTGAAGGTTCTTTATAAGGAAGTGGTAAGAGTGATTCTTTAATTGAAACACCAGTTACATCTACATCCCTAAACTCACCTGGTTGCAATGGTTCGTCATGGTCGCGTATACGCATTCCACGCGCCTTGAAACCTGCTGGCAGATTGGCAAGAGTACCTGCATCAATTAATTGCCGCAAAACACTTGTCGCAGTTCTTGACAACCCACCTAGCATATGTATTAGACCAAAGCCGTAAAACCCTAGTCCTGGGAGGAACTTGTAGTGTACAAAATAATCATTCTTCGCAAAATTGGTATCGCCTTCTTTCCAATTTCTTCTTATGGATAAAACTTCTTGTGAATATTCATCAATGGAAATAACGTAAGGAAGCTTAACTCCGCTTTCATCCTCGAATCCTGGAACGTCAGCATTTACATGCATTTCCAGAATTGTATGTTCTTCATCCTTATCAGAATATTCTCTTTGAACACCTTCTAGCGTGTTTACTTTTTCCTGAACTTCGCTTGTTTCAACTGTTCCACTTTTCAATTCAATGTCACGGTAGAATCCTTGAAGTTGTTGTTTTCTAATATCGTTTGAGCTTGTTTTAATGATGTGTGTCACTCTATCTGCATTCTCCAGATCCGTTGCCATGTAATTGATGACAAGATCTTCACCGGCAATAAATTTTGCGACGGCACGCTTAAGCAAGCTGTCGTAATAAACTTTCTTGAAAGCTGATCCAGCCAGTGGAAGGTAGAATAATAACTGGTCCATGTCCGGATCGTATTCCTTCATGATGTCTGTAATTTGATAATTCATGAACTGCTGCACGCGCTTCGCCTGATCCTGAATTTCAGGAGTGGAAAGTCCTACAACTTGAGTACGAACGGGGCCGCTTGGGGGGAGAAGTTCCTTATACGCTTGGGCTTGAAACTGTGTTACAGATTCAGCGAGTAAGGGGTGAACGACCCCGGACGCTCCTTCGAACGGTTGGGTGCGGTCTTCATACTTGAAGCCCAGCATGTCAAGGCCTTTGATATAGGTGTCTTCCCAATCTTTCCTTGAGTCCTTATCCGTTTCGAAACTTTCTACTAGATCTATTGAAAATCTACGTAATTCTGTTTCATCAATGTAATCCGCCAGATTGGCGTCATGAGGAATGTTTGCTGTGTCAATGGGCGCATTAGGATCAAAATTTACATCCGCACCTCCCATTTCTGTTTCTGTTATTTCAACATTAGGATCAGAAATCTTTTGATCAGGCTCCAGTTGTATCTCTTCGCCTTTTGGTTCTATTTCCAATGCATCAGTTAAAGAACCTAAAGCTCTTTCAATATTATTGTTTGGATTTTTTGGTGGCATTATTTTTTAACCGTTCCTCCCCTTTTATACACAGGTAGTCCTTTGTCAATAATGGCTTGTGCAGCCTTATTTTCCTTGAATAATATCATTGGAACTTCCCATGCCCTTTTATCATCATCCACTATATATGTTTTTATAAATTTTGCACCACTTTTATTTGCTGCCTTCTTCATGGCACCTTGCGCCATTGGGCCGTAAGCAACTAGGTTTCCTTTGTAGTCCTGATTTGTAGGAGAAAGTCCCTTATTCTTTATTGCTGGAGTGTTGATTGAAATTCCATCATATCCGCCTTCACGCGCCACGCGAAGGAGGTATTTCATTATGAATTCATTGTAGTCTTCCGTCTTGCTTAGCGGTCCCTGAGGAACGCCACTGTGGTTTCCCTCTGCCATTTTCTTCTTTTCATCATCAATAAGTTTTCTTATCTTCGTTCTCTCCCTTTTAAGCTTGGTCAATCTAGTTACGGTCTGCTTTGTCTGTGGCTGCGCCAGTAAGTCCTCAATCTTCGCCTTTACAAGTACAAAGTGCTGTTCATTGGCAGTGCCTATTTCCTCCTTCAAATCCCCACGCGGTGCATACTTTCCTTTTGCCACAAGCTCGTCATAATCTTCCTTCTGGTTTTTAGACATCTTTTTGTATTCACCCTCAGGAGTCTTTCCTTCTTTCGCCCAATCAGCGTGCATTCTCTTTAATTTTCTTTGCGCCATGTTTATCTTCTGGTGCATGTCGGACTGGATCTCCTCTATGTGAAGAAGCCTTCTTCCAAACTGGTCAGCACGATCAGACGTCCTTGTGTGAACAATTCCTCCCATTCGATCGGCACTATCTAAATTAAAGTCATGTGCGTACTTGTATTCCGGCTCATTCGATCGCAAGCTTCCAGGCTTGTACTTGAATAAAAATTCACGGTAGTTATCTCCACCCCTCATCATCTGCGTTCCACGGTGCTGCGGTGTTCTCTTGTATGTCTTGAATCCAGCCGTTCTTCTTCCTAGTGCCGTTGATAATGATTGTAAAACCTCCTTCATCTCAAATGGGAACCTCTGTGGAACACCTTCAGTCAAAGCGTCCTTAACGCCGAAATTATTGAAAACCATGTCATCAATTCCCTTAAGTATTCCCTTAGCCGCATCATCAGTAGTGGACTCTTTCAGCTGCGGCATCACGGCCTTGACGTAGTCAAAAAATCCCTTTATCGCCGGATTACGTATCGCCTGCGTGTCCACTTCCTTTAATTTCATAGATAAGTCAGAGATAATACGTGATCCAGTCGTCTCGCCAAGTACGATAACGTCCATGGTGGGTGCCATTTCGTCAAACTGCTTGACAAGAGCTTCCTTCGAAACTGTCTTGCCTCCCATCCTTGAAAGCCACGGCGCCAGCGAAGTGTCATTCAGCTCCATGTCCTTAATTCGTGGGTATCCCTTTGGATTCAAAATTCCGTGCTTACCAATCTTCATGTACTGAAGCCACTGCGTTCCTGTCATCGCCTCTGACGGCGCTCCTATGATCTTTTCACGCGAGCCCCAGAACATCGCTCCTGGCTGTTCAGCTTTTTCTTCTTCTATTATTCTTTGTCCTGCTGTCTTTTTAGTAGGCTTCACGACTTCAGGATGTATATTGGAGTCAGCGGTATAATTTTTATTGAGCCAGTCCTGTCCTTCTTTCTTTGTTTTAAATTTGTGTAGAGGAGTTAATGATTTATCATAAATAATATATTGATTTGTAGTAGATTGTGCTTTCTTAAGCTCTGGAGCCATCGTTAGCTTTGGCTTATAGTTTGTGATCATTCCAATTACCTTAGGAGCGTTCTTTTTTACATATCCACCCTTGTTGAATTTTTGAATGAACTGCGTTCCCATGAATTCTGAAGGATTGTTCATTACCTGTGAAACTGACTCGTCAATAAATGTTCCATATGGATCTGGACCTTCTGTTGGTGGAACCGCGTTCGGTCTTCTCGCTATTCCGCCTTTATTAAAAGTAGTAGGATTCCACGTTGGATCATAAAATTTCATAACCCTATTAAAATATTCCCCTGTTGCACGGGGATCTGGATTATCTTTAGTTTTAATTGGTCCATAACGAAGAAGAGCTTCATAATATGGATCACTTCCGTAAATCATTGCATCAGGGTTAGCTGTGTAATACCCTATCATTCCTTTCAGATAATTTTTTGTAAACGATCTTTGCTTAGTTGGATTTCTCCACGTATTATCAAAATCTGTCCATCTAGTTGCGCCATATTGTTCATATCCAACACCTGGATCCATTGCCGTTTTTCTACCAGTTCCATATATGCCTCTATTGTCACTTGGGCTTTTATACAAATGTCTTGGCCCTAAATTATATCTTTTCATATAGGCCGGAGAAGTTTCCGCCATACCCACTGCATCAACCAATTTATCTAAATCCATATTTCTTGCACGAGGATAATCCTTCATGCTCATTCCCCCACGGTAGTATCCATGTATTCCTTTTCCTCCACGGAACTGTTCTTCCCAATCCAGCATTTCCTTTTCCTTTAAATTTCTCACCTGTTGGTCATTATATATTTTTTCTTTTCTTAATGCATCTCTTTTTGTAATTTTTTTAACCATTCTTTCCGCTGTTCCGAATATGTTTCCTGCAGGGGAAAAAGAGTCAACATAGCTTCTGAACATGTCCGCGTAGTGATTGTCCATGTCATTAACAGACTGTCCATCAAGTACAGCGTCGTCTATTTCATCAACTGTTTTTTTAAGTGACTTTGCAGTTTTACTCCTGTTTGGGGTTATTGCCCACTCAATCCAGTCATCCTTCGCGATATCCTCTCCGCCGGCCTCCATGTGCCAGTTGTCATCAATGAATCTTGTTTCCTTGTTCTTCGTGTCGATTACTATGTGCTGGTCATTTCCGTCGTATT